CGCGCGGACGTGACGTGTTTCGGCGACACGAACAAAGTCAGCGTCCAAGGCCTGCCGACCTACGAGGGCGAGCTCGCCGGCATCTGGGACCCGACCACGACGCCGGATCTCTTCCATGCCGCAATGGGAGACGTCGCCGTCATGCTCGAACTGGTTCCGTCCGCGCTCGACCCGACGCACTTGTTCAAAGGCCTCGCGTATCTCGACGCCGGCATCGAAGTCGCCGCCGATGGGGCCATCACGATCAGCGGGTCGTTTGCCGCGGCCGGGCCGTGGGCGCTCGAACCGCCGCCGGCCTAAGCGGGCGCCATGCATGTGAGCGGCCGAGTCGCGCGCGTGAAGTGGACCTATTTCACCGCGGCGGAGGTCAGCGCTTATACCGTCACGTATGAAGCCGCCGGCGCGTGGCAGATGGGCGCCAAGGTCGAGATCGCGGACGCCTACCTGCTCACGCAACGGCCGCTGATGTTTGTGGCGCCGTTTCGCGGCGGCGCCTGGCAGTGGCCAGTCAAAACCGTGGAACTGGCTGCCGACGGGCGCCGCCTGACCGCGCGCCTGGGCGACTGGTTTGTTACCCGAAAGGACACCGCATGAGCATCCGGATGCGCCGCCCGGAGACCACACGCCTGGATCTCTCGGGGGACGATTACCTGGTCGTCAAAAAGTATTTAACCGCCGGCGAGGCGCAGCAACTGTTCGGCGCGAGCGTGAAGCCGGTGTACGTGCCCCAGGGCACGGTGACGCCCGAGATCCTGGCCGCGGCCATGTCGCAAATGCAGGTCGACATCACGGCCGCCACACGCGAGACGATCCTGGCGTATTTGCTGGATTGGAGTTTCCAAGACCCCGACGGACGGCCGCTGGTGATTGCCGACCAGCCGCGGAGCGTCGTGAGTGCGATCCTCAGCAACATCGATGACGACGCGTATATGGAGGTCCTCCGGGCGATCGGCGCCCACAAAGCCGCGGTGGATGCCGAGGTCGCGGCACAAAAAAAAATCCCGCGTGGACCGCGGCCCTTGACACCGATCTCGACCTCTGTCGGGTAATGGGCTGGACGTATGCCGACGTCCAGGAGCTGCCCCTTCATGTCCATGAGCATCTGGTGGCGAAGCTCAACGCGGAGGCCGAGCGCGCGTCTCATCGCCGGTGGTGACCGATGGCCTTAAGTGCAAATTTCATTGCGGATTTTTCGTCGTTCATCGAGCAGACGCGGGCGAGTGTCGCCGCGATGCAAGGGTTTAAGGAAACGGCCGAAGAGATGGGACCGGCGGCCGATCGCGGCCTCGCCGACCGCGAAAATCAGTTTGAGCAATTGGGCCGCCAAATTCACCGCGTCGGCGCGGATGCCCTCGCCGCGGCCGGGACGTTCATCCAGGCCTTCGCGGAGGAACAAGAAGCGGTCGCGCACCTGACCGCCGCGCTCGAAGCGAACGGGCAAGCGGCGCCGGCGGTCATCCAGGCGTACGCCGACATGGCGTCGCAATTTCAAAACACGACGAAGTACGCCGACGACGCGATCACGTCCGCGCAGGCCGTGTTGACCACCATCGGCGACGTCGGACCCGAGCAAATGCAAGCGGCGCTGACCGCGGTCACGAATCTCGCCTCGGGCATGAAGATCGATTTGAGTACCGCGGCCGAGCTCGTGGCGAAGGCCTTCGCGACCGGTGGCGAAAACCTCGGGCGACTGAAAACGGTCCTGGGTGACACCGTGCCAGAAGGCGCCGAGATGGCCGACGTCCTGGCGGCGATCAATGAAAAATTCGGCGGCCAGGCGCAAAAGGATTTGGAAACCTACAACGGGCAAATGGCGCAGCTGAACAATCAACTGGGCGATTTCCAAGAACAAGTCGGCAAGGTCCTCGTCGACAACCTCACCACGTTGCTCCACGCATTCCAATCGTTGCCGGAAGGCGTGCAGACGTTCACGCTCGCGGTCGTCGGCATCGGCACGGCCCTGGCGCCCGTCCTGGTGAGTCTCGCGTCGCTCGTGTCGATTCTGTCCACGCCGGTCATTGCCACCGGCTTGTCGGCCGCGCTCAGTGCCATCTTGCCGTTCCTCGGTCCGGCCGGCCTGATTGCCGCCGGCGTGATCGCGGTTGTCGCGGTCTGGAAAAACTGGGACGCGATCGTCGGATTCGTGAAGGCGGTGCATGACGCCGTCGCCACGTGGCTCGTCAACAAGTTCAACGCCCTGGTCGACTCGATTAAGGAAAAAATCGGCGCCGTCGTGAACGCGTTCAAGTGGATGTATTCGGCCGTCGCCGGCAATTCGTACGTCCCGGACATGGTGAACGTCATTCGGTCGGAATTCGGCAAACTCGATTCCGTGATGGTGCAACCGGCGAAACACGCCGCCGCGGCCGTGACGGATGCGTTCGCGGGTCTGCTCGGCGGGCAGTTCACGTCGATTAGTGATTTTGCGCGCTACCGGGGCGGCATTGCGGATCTGATGACCAAAGGCGGCGCCGGCGGCGGCGGGCCGATCAACGTCACGATCAACATGTCCGGCATGATGGGCACCGATGACCCGCAAACCCGATCGATGCTGCGCCAGCTCGTCGGGGAGGCGCTGATGGAAGGCATGAGAGAGGCGCGCCTGCTCGGGCGCACCTGACGAAATGATCCATGCCGCTCGACCTCTCGCAAGTCGTGATCGTGCTGGGCGGCGTCGTCGCCACACCACTCGGCCGCCTGGGCTCGCTGCACATTTCCGATGTGCTGAACGATGCGCCGAACACGGCGACGCTCACGACGAAGTTCCTCGGCGAAGATACCGTCATTTTTGCGGCGCCGTTCAACCCGGACGCCTTCGATAACGCCGCGTTTTGCACGACACCCACCGCCGGCCCGCCGCTGCCGGCGGTCCATCCCGGCATGCCGATCGCGATCTACCTCGGCCAGGTGAATCCGGACTATTTGATTTTCGGCGGCGAGCTGATCGTGCTGGAGCAATTTTACGAGCTGATTCCCGAGCACGTTGCGTTTCATGTGTCCTGCCTCGATTACACACGCCGCGGCAATCGCAAAAAAGTCCTGCGGACCTACGGACAACAATCCGCGACGGCGATCGTCCTCGACCTCGTCTCGCGCTACACCGATTTGACGAGCGCCCACGTGGCCGCCGGCCTGCCCACGGTCGAGGGCGGCATTACGTTCACGTTCGAAGACCTCTCGCGTGCCCTCTCGCGCGTGGCCGAAACCATCGGCGCCTCGTGGTATTGGGACTACACCGGCGACTTGCATTTTTTTCTCACCGAACCGGAGGACGCGCCCGACGACCTCACGCCGACGGCGCGATTCGCCGACCTGAAAATCACCAGCGATATCACGCAAGTCCGCACGCGCGTCCTCGTCGAAGGCGCCGGCTCGACGGTGGCGGCGACGCTGGCCGCCGGCGAAACGATCATCCCGGTGCGCGATGCGACGGCCTTCGCGGCCGCCGGCGGCCAGGCGATCAGCGGCACGTTGCGCCTCACGTATACCGGCAAACAGGCCGGGACGGGCAAGGCGAATACCGTCGGCACCCCGACGGCGCCGCCGGCGCGGCCTGGAACCCCGTCGTCCGCGTATTCATCGACTCCGGGAGGATTGGGCGCAGGCCCCTATTACTGGGTCGTCCAGTTTGAAATGAGCGATGGCGCGCGGAGCGATATCACGCAGATTCCCCAAGGGCCGATCTGGCCGGGGACCTACACGGCGATCGATCTGTCGATGATCTCGATCGGGCCAGCCGGCACCGCGCGGCGCCGGATTTTCCGCACGAAGTCCGGCGGAAGTGAATATCGAGAAGTCACGGCGATTCAAAACAACACGGCGACGACCTTCACCGATACCGAAGCGGATTCGACGCTTGGCGGCGCGCCACAAGCGCCGCAAGGCGGCGCCGCGCCGCCGACGGCGATCGGCGCGACGACTCTCCAAGTCTCGGATCTGACGCCGTTTTCGGCCTCGGGCGGCTGGGTCCTGGCGGGCGAGCAACCGATTCGCTATACGGGAACGTCGAGCACGGGCGGGTTCTTCCTGACCGGGATTCCGGCCTCCGGGCCGGGTTCGATTACGGCCACCATTCCCGTCGGCGATCCGATCGTGGCCGCGCCGGCGCTGGTCGGCGTCGCGCCGCTGACCGGCACCGACCCGCTCGCCCTGGCCGTGGATGCCGACATCCAGCTGCTCGCGGTCGTGGATGACGCGGCCGCGCAGTCGGCCCTGGCCGCGCTCGAAGGCGGCGACGGCATCGTGGAGCACTACATTCAAGATCGGCGCTTGTCGGAAGCGGGCGCGCGCGCGCGAGGCCTCGCCGAGCTCGCGCTGTTCAAACAGGTCGAAGTTCGGATTTCCTATCTGACCTACGACGAGAAGACGCGCAGCGGCAAAACCGTCCATGTCGACCTGCCGGCGCCGACCGACCTCACCGGCGATTTTCTGATCCAGCAAGTCACGATTGACCAGGTGTCGTTCGCGAAAAACTTCATGCCGCGCCGGCGCGTCGAGGCGAGTTCGACGCGGTTCACGTTCGACCAGGTGTTGCAGCGCCTGCTCTTGGAAGGATTGTGATTATGAGCAACGTCCTCGCTCACCGCTTTGTCAGTGCGCGCGCCGACGGCGCCGATGCCACGCAAGTGCAACCCTCGCATTGGAACGACGGCCACAAGTTCACGGGCGGCGCCGCGGACGAGCTGCTCGTGCGCGATCCGACCGACACGAATTTCGGCGCGAAGTGGGTCGCGAGTCCGTCCGTCGTCAATCTGACGGCGTCCGGGCTAATCACCGGCCGCGACGTCACCCGGATCTCGTCGACGGCGACGGGCACGCAGAACGACTGGAATCCGGGCATTGTGAAAGGCACGACGTATATCGAATGGGCGGGCGCCTCAGCCCTCACGGTCACGGGGATCGCGGGGGGATTCGAGGGCTCCGTGCTGATTTTCAAAGCGGCGGGGGCCGCGGCGCCGGCGACATTCGCGCATGCCTCGGCCTCGTCGGCCGTGGGCGCTCGATTCAGCAATATCGCCTCGAGCGGGCCGACGCCGGTGGCGAATTTGGGCTATGCGATCTGGGTGCATAACGGCACGTATTGGGTGCTGGTGTCGCACGACCAGGGAAGCTGGATCACGCCGGCCTTTTCTGCGGCGAACTATACGGCGTTCTCGGCCGGCACCTGGACCGTCGAGGCGAGCGATATCGGCGTCCTGCGGTATGTGCTGCACGGTAAGACGCTGAGTGTGCAACTGG